CGAGCGCACCCGTGGACGCAGCGCGCGCTAGAGTCGCAATCTGCGCGCCTGTTACTTTGGTATCTGCGGACGCTTGCACGCCATAGTAAAGTTCTGTGCCATCCAATGCGGAGGCCGCAGTCAGTGTCGCGACTGTTTTGTCAGTCATAGTTCGTCCTCGTTATGGATAGGTCAGAGAAACTAGAAGGCCGATTGGCTGGCCGCTAAGCGGTCCTGCCGGTGCGGCACCGGTGATCAAGAGACGGTCTACGCCGTTTTGCAGGAGAAGTTTTGAGACGCCATCGACCAGCAGAAGGAACGGTCCGCCCGTTGCTTTTCCAGAGCCTCCGCCGAGAAAGCCGAAGCCTCCCCGCGCCCCAAGTTTTCCAAAAGCCATGTGTTTCGTTCGTCCATGAAAAAAGCCGCCCAAAAGGAACGGCTGCGCAGTTCAGATTGTTGGTTAAGTCAGGTCTTGGATTCGTGATCGATCAGAAGTTCAAGCGTATGGATGGCCTTGCGAAGGTCTTGCAATCCGCCCTTTTCCCGCCAGCGAGTGATGTAGGCGATTGCGCAGCCCTCAGCCCATCCAAGCTTATTCGCCATGATGAAATCTGCCGGCTGGATCGCCATTGTTCGATAATGGTCCCCGCCGATCTGGTTCTCTCGCGGGTTCGACTCGCTTACAGTCGCAAAGCCATTCACAGATGCATCCGTAATATCCGTGGTGCGTTCCTTCGAGTGATGAGCAAGCAATCCAGCCGATGCGCAGATAGTCGGGGACATTTTCAAAGATGACATAGCGAACCCAGCGTTTCTTCAAAGAAACTTCTGCCAATAGATCGCGTTCGGAAACGACCACGGCCATTGCGGTTGAAACATGAAATAGCCGCAGGCTATGAAGTTGTTCGCGCTAGGAAGATTGTCGGTCGTATCAGATACAATCCGTTCCCAACCGCTACGCCATGCCTTCATTTCTAGACATCGCGTGAGTCGTCGCTGAAGACCAAAGCCACGAAAGCCATGCAGCACGCCAACCCGATTAAAGTACCCAGCGCCGCGCTCATGTGTCGATTTCTGTAATCCCGCAAAGGCAACAGGTGTTGAGTCTTGATACGCAATCCACCAATGACCTACCGAAAGATCAGGGATCGGCGAATCGTCTACAAAAGTCAGGAGGTGAAGTTCTTTCAGGGTATCCGCAATCTCGTCGTCGTCAGCATCGACTTCGCGGATTCTAAACACGGATCAGCGCGCCTCGAAACTGCACCTCATTTTCGCTCCACTTGCTAACTAATTCAGGCATCAGCAAGCGACCTTCCTTGAAGGTGAGGATCGCGAAACCGCTTCTCCAATCAAGCGGACTATCTTCCGTATATTGGAAGGCCGGATGATCCTTGTCTGCAATGCAGCCTGTATCCACGCCATACATGTCGAACGGGCGATAGTTCGACATTGGCGAAACCTTTTGGCTGTGCAAATGGCCGGTTACGATTGAGACGCCAGCGCGCTCGACATTGTTCCTTGCCGCGTGCTTTCCACCAGCGAGACGATGCTTCACCATCGTCTGTCCGCCTTCGACGCCCTCATTGATGAAGCAGGAATAGCCCTTGCGCCAAATGCCGTCGAAATGGTCGCTTAGGTGAATCCCCTTAATGCCGCGATACTCGCTCGCAACGGTCGCAAGACGGACCTCGAACCGGGCGTCGTGATTACCGAGCGTCCAATATTTATGCGCCTTCCCTGCCGCCATCGCGATGTCGTGCAGATGGTCTTGCGCGGCTTCTATTTCCTCAATTGGGCTCGGCGTCTTTTCCCAATTGATCGGAGGATGCCTGCTGATCTGCGGAAAATCGAGAACGTCGCCGTTCAATATGACGGCGGCTGGCTTGATGTCCTTGCAGAACTTCTTAAAGGCCCTCAGACACGTTGATTCTGGACCGGGCCAAATGTGGAAGTCAGACCCGATAATGACCGTCCCGTTTACGACCTTCAGCGAGGCCCGTTGCGGATATTCCTTGATTGGCTGCTTCGTGGGAGCCGTAAGAGGAATGCCGTACTTGCGCTCAAGGTTCGATCTGCGCGCGTAAACGCTTCTTTCGTTCAGCCCGTACCGTTTGCCTGTTGCGGCGGCCCCATCCGCTGTAAATGATGCAATAAATTCGGCGTCCGTGCAAGTTGCGGCAACCATTTAAACCTTCTGGCCCGGCATGAAACATGTGAGCTTACCGCCAAATATCCAGACCATCGCATAGCCAAAGATATTGGGCTGGGTGACGACGTGGTCTTTGTCGATGTGAACCCATTCGCCATCAAACTTGACCGAGTAAGTCCCGTCCTGTTCTTCGCGCCAGTCAACATCTTCGAGACGTTTTGCGTCTGTCCCGTCACAGCACAGACCGCCAGCTTTGTTCTTCAGGGATCGGAACCACGCATCATGATCGTGATTTCCGTCATGCGCTCTTGCACAAGTTGCCAAGCAATAGACCAACGCGAAGATCACAAAGACAAGCAGGATATTCACCCTCACAAACTGTCTTGTTATCGCCTTGACCTGCTGCATTTCCGCCTCACTGCGTTGATGTCGCGTTCGGTCCATCCGTTTGCCCTTGCAAAGTTGGAAACGAAGTCTTCGCCATACCAATCGACCGCGCGCTTGAGCTTCACGCAGTCAACGCCATCGATCTTTGCGGCTTCAGCCGGAACGGTGATTGTCAGGCTCGCAAGCAATGCAATCGCTAATCTCATGGATTACTGAGACTTGCCTGCGCGTTCTACAAATCGATCGAGCCTGTCGCCCAGCCGCTCAATGGCGGCCGTCAGGCGATCCTCAACTTCGCGCATGACCTCACGATGGATATATTCGCGGGCTACCTGTTCGCGGTATAAGGAGAACGAGGTCGCCAGAAGGCCCACCTTTTCGTTGGCCTCCTTCGCTTCACTACGAGCGGTCGAGGCTTCCGATTCGGATTTGCTGATGCGACTGCCAAACCTCAACCAGAACGTTGCAAAGGCGATGCCAAAGCCTCCCAGCGCAGCAATCGCACTGAGGATCGGCCATTCCAAGGTCATTTCTGCGGCCTTTCCCAGCCGCACACTTTAATGCCGGACTCTTGAGTTTTACCGATCCACTGCTTGTCTTTCAGGCGCTTGCCCTGAACAGCAAATCCAGGATCAGTGAACACATCGCACTCACCCTTGATTGTAGCGGGAATGTGTTTGCCGCAACCAGCAAGGAGGAGCGCGGAGAATATGATGATCACTCTCATGACGGATCATCCAGCTTGCAGGCTTGGGTGATCACGTCCCAGTATCCGTTCTTGTCGGTACACACGGCTGTTTTCTTCTCCACTTTTTCAGCCGCCGCCTTGGCATTGGCGTCCTGCTTCTTCACGTCCTTGAGCGCCTTGGAATAGCCTAAGCTGACGTAGTTGTGGCGAACCGTAAGCCAGCCAGTCAGGGCGCCTGCCAGAACAAGAAAGACCGCGACCGCATAGGCAACGAGCCTGAATGTGCTGATGCCAAAGAACTGCGCAATGATCGGGATGAATGGCATCAGATTCCTTCCAGACAAAGTTTTCGTTCAGCAACGCGACGATTGGTTAGCCCGCGCACAACGTGGCCGCCCGCTCTGTTCCACATGAGCATCGCGTCACAGGCGCCTTTGATGTCGCCCTTGTTCAGCCGCTTGACGATGGTGGAATGGCAGAAGCCGCTTGAACCCACGTTGTAAGAAAACGAGATGAATGAAGCCCGCGTCTTGTCCGAGATCGGGACTTTGATGCACCAGTCAATCTCAGAGGCGTAGCGCGGGAGCTTGCCCGCAAGCATCGCATCGCATTCTGACTTGGTGAAGGTCTGTCCGACTTTGACCCTTCCCTCAGTCTCGCCATAACACCATGTTACAGGCCTGCCGGTCCCGATGGTGTCAACCTTGGCCTTAAGCCATAGCCCCTCAAACTGAGCAACGAGAGGGACCGCAATGGCAATAGCTGCCCCAGCCCCGACCGCTACGCCGTGGCTGGCAACCTTTCTGATGGTTGGCATTACTGTTCAGTGCCGGGCTGCTTGAGATAGCGCGCAACCGCAAAGGAAGCAGACGCGACGATGAGGACAGCCCCAACCCACCAATCAAAGTGGATGTAGAGGAATGCCGACAGGATAACGATGATTGCGCCTACGGCTCCCCAGAACGCAGCAACCCATATCGACCAAAGCTTGTGGCCCTGACGCCAGTTCTCGATCAGGTTCATATAATGCGCAAGATGAAGTTGCATACCATGGTCGGCTGCACGATATTGTGCGCGCTCGCGCTACCAGCCGATGCGTTATTGATGGTGATTCCTGTAGTTGCGCTTACGGCGGTGCCGAAACCCGCAATGGCGCCGCCGTTATTAACTGGCACCAAGCCGGCCCCGCCCCCTGCGGCACCCGCCGCGCCCCACGGGGCCACCGAGTTGACTTGATGGGTATGGCCGGGATCAGTCAGCGTGTTGGTGTGCGCATGGGTCAGGATGACGTTGTTGCTTTCGAGGCCGCCCGTAGCCCCCAAGGTGGATGCGTTCGCGCCGAAGTAGGTCGAAGTCAGGCGGGAAGCCGCAGAGCCGCCCATGTTATCGAGACCGGCAATCGTTCGTCCGCGAAGATCGGGAATGTTAAAAGTTGTCGAGCCATCACCCGTTCCGAACGTCGTGCCAAAGAGCGTAAATAGATTTGCATAAGTCGTGCGGCTAACGGCTTGCCCAAACGGAAAGACAAACGCACTGTTGGGTGCCGTTGTCCCAAAATACGGCAGCCCTCCACCAAGCGGGATAT